GAGACTTTGACTCTCTTTGTATTGGTTCAAATCCAGTTCGGGCAACCATCTTAATGAAGAGATATAAGTTAACCGAATTAAAGGCGGGAGAAAAAGGACGAATAGTCGAGGTTAACGTTGTTAGTCAAAGATTGCAGGAACTTGGTATTATCAAGGGTTCTTTAATAACTGTTATGACAAATAATTTGATCTGTATGGTTTGTAACACAAGAGTATGTCTTGGCAAACCGGTGACAGACAATATTATTGTTGAAAAGATTTGACCATTAGTGATATAGAATTATAAAACACCACCAGTTGTGGTGGAGAAGACTGAAGTTGACGAGATAGATATTGATGTAGCTGTTAACAGATAATCAAGAACGTTTTCGTGAAATCCTTGTATATTCGCAAGTCGTGGTCATCCAATTTAAACTTTTAGTGTGACGTACACTATATATAAACACTGAAAGGTTTATTATCGGAACACGCAATTTTATTACAAAAATTGTCGATCAAGCTAAAAAAGATGCATTACAACCAACTGGGGTTGTGACAAAATCAACATCAAGTTTAACGAAGTTGATTTGAGTATATTTAAAATGTATGTCAATATATAAAGAATTAAATCATACGATTTATAATAATATCACACCGTATACAAACTGTGATGTGATAAAATATATAGATAACTCATACCCACACACGAATGTAACGCCTGCTTTATTAGATAGTTTGTTTACTGAATATTTACCAGAGTCAGTTCTAGAAATAGGATCAATGGTAGGTGGTAGTTGTATACGGATTATTGAATCATTGAATAGATGTGGATTACACAGTTCTTCGGTGGTATGCATAGATCCATTTACAGGTGACACAAATATGTGGGATTTGGAATCTAAGAGTGAAGGATATAAGTTTTTACAGTTGGAAAATGGTATTCCTACGATTTACAAACGGTTTTTAGCAAATACCTACGAGTATCGAAATAAAATTGTACCGATTAATTGTACATCTCTTACTGGAATAAAATTGTTAGCTAGAATGCGTTATCATAATCGTATATCTAGTTTACCATCTATAATTTTTCTGGATAGTGCACACTATAAGAATGAAACTTATAATGAAATAATAGATTGTTATGAACAATTGATGCGTCCTAATATGGTATTGTTTGGCGATGACTGGTATTGGGACGATGTACGACATGATGTGATTCGGGCAGCAAAACAGTTTGAGTTGAATATTAAAATGCGTAATAAAATTGAAAATAAGTTATTTGGATCTATTGTGATTGATAATGTTTTAGTATATGATAATCAATGGATGTTATTTACATAAAGTTGATCGTATATAACGCAATTATTTATAAATAATAATAAAAGATAATGGTTTTGACTCATAATATATAAATTGTTATGATTACATTTCATAGTTTTTCTGATAACGGCTGTAAAATAAATTTTACTTACGATGGTAGACCAAATAAAGTTAAAGTAAAAGTGTTGGATGGTTATACCAAGTTAATTTTTTTTAATATATTAGTTGATGTATATCCCAATCAGTTGTTCTGGGTTCGTACTCCGCAAAACGTCGTTCATAAAATATATGAAGTGTATGACGAATATGAAAATGAACTTTTATTTAAAGTTGAAAACTTTGATGGATGTATCAATCTGAGTAACATCGACTCACGTGGATATTTTAAAGATATTGGATTAAAATGTACGACGACTCATTTGCTTGCAATACCACTATATGAAATTTTTTGTAATCGTGTTTATAATCATCCTAAATGTTTTGTAAAAACTAATGATATTGTGGTCGATGTTGGATCAAATATTGGATTTTTTACATATAAATCTTTGTATGATGGTGCTAAATTTGTTTATAGTATAGAACCGAATTATAAATTATCAAATACAATTGCCAGTCATAAATTCACAAACGTAAAAGTTGATACGATTGCATTGAGTAATGAAACACACGTTGAAAACTTTTATATTAGATCGGATGGTATATCGTCATGTCTTGAAACGTTTGACAATACTGTAAAAAAACAAGACTCTAATTATATTAGAGATAATGACATATTTGAGTTGACCAGTGTTCAAACGATTGATGTGATGCAATATATATTCGACAATAATATTTCTAAAATCGATTTTCTAAAATTAGATTGTGAAGGATCCGAATATTCTATTATAGACCGAATTGAAGAGTCATATTTAAAATATAATGTCGATAGAATGGTAATTGAATATCATTTCATGAATATTAATGAATATAAAATCATGTATGATAAAATGGTTAAAAAAATTGATAGATGTGGGTTTAAAATTGATGGTAATACTAATTTTTCTAATTGTGGATTGTTATTTTGTTGGAAAGAATCCTAATTATAATTTTGTGGTTTAGACTTATCAATACTATTTATGTGACATTAATGGGCTGTTAGTGATAGTGGTAGCACAGGAGCTTTGCAAGCTTTAGGGAAGGGTTCGATTCCCTTACGGTCCACCAAATTTAAAGAGCGCGGGTATGATGTAGTGGTAGCCTGCAACCTTGCCAAGGTCGATGTGCCGGTTCGATTCCGGCTACCCGCTCCAAAGTTATAATGAATGTAAATCACGACTTAAAAGTAGTATGGTGGTTACCAACCCGAACTGCGAGTCGATCTGTATCTGAAATTCTTGCATACTATAAATTCTATAATTATAGATTAAATCTACCGGTTACTGAGTCATATACACACGAAACAGATATCCCACCGGGGTGTGATAATTATACGTTAGTATGCAATATAAGAAATCCTTATGCAAAAATAGTATCAACATGGCATTTACGTCATTTTGGAGAGGATCCAGAAACTGGAAATTATGTTGCAAAAAAACCATTTTCAGAATATCTTAATGAAGAGTGTAACGATAGGTCTGAAGAACATTTTATCATTAGACACAGTAGTAAACCTGATTTTTACATACGTGTTGAACATATGATTGAAGATTTGCACAAATTGCCATTTTTAGATTTTACAGATCCGCACACAAACACTTTGGTAAATGGATTGACTATTAATAATTATCAGTTTGAAGGCAATTCTCAAACGTTTGAATTGCGACGGGATCCGAAGAATTCACAAATGACAGATTATAAAAGTTATTATACTCAAAAAGAACTTGATTTTGTGTGGGATCTATACAAAGATGTATTTAATGAATTTGGATATCAGAGAGAATTTATCTGATATTTATTTGTGTTCTTTTTCATGGGCGTGTACTGGTTTCGATTCAGGAGTTAGTGTACGTTAGGCACGTAGAGGACGATAGTTGGCCTCTTAAATCATCTATCAAAAAATTAACTGCTAATAAGAAGAGCAAGGTAATCAGCTACAACTTCACTTCTAAGAAGACCTCTAAGAAGAGTGGTTTGGCACTCGCAGCCTAAGTTGCTGCACATTCATTGCAATGATGTCTGATAATTGTGATGAGTGTAAACTATCAGGCACGATGACAATACGTTTGGGATTGTCATTTAAATCTTTCCAAACACCGATCATACACAGTTTGATATTTTAGATGTGTGTTGACGTAATGAAAAGTATCTAAGCGTGTAGTCTGATGTATAACGATTGTTGAAGACGGGGATTCGACTTCCCCCACGTCCACCATTTTATTCTGGTTCAAAGTCAATGTAACTATCAATTACGATACAGTTATGTTTTTCTGGATCAATGTAACCTTCATCGGTTAGGTACTTGATCATTTTCTCACGACAAGTTTCATCTTCGTATAGATCACATTTTTCTGGGTGACGTAGTACAACGAATCGATCTGCCCAGATTGTGATACGATGGTTGTGAATATTTATATCGTGAAAATTTACCTCTTCCATACCACAATACATATGTATCTTTGTTATGAGCAACATCAAATTATCAAAACAAGAAGCACAGAAGAAGGTATACGAACTTACTGAAAAACTACTACATACCAAGAAGGATTTTAAGGATGTAGCAGCTGGATATAAGGAACGTATCAAGGAGTTGGAAAATGAAATCAAAGCGGTTGTGGAAGATGCTGGAGGACTTCCATTGGCGACTGATGTAGAGACAGAATAGTAATTAATTTATCAAAATAGAAAATTCAAACCACAAACGAAAGTTTTTGGTTTTTTTGTTTTACGGAGGTACTTATATTCAAACTGTTATTCGAAATTGAACTATTAAAATTGTATTCAACGCAATTGTTAAGATCGAATTATTACTAATTATCAATTTTTTACTAAGCACTAAAAATGAAGAAACCAGTAAAAACTAAAAACAAAGATAAACCTAAGAAGGTTACTAGAAAACCAAAACAAAAGGCAAATGAACCTGTATATGATGTAGGAAATAGTAAATATTTCAAATCGGTACAACGGACGGTCACAAAGACTTCAAGTACAGAACATTGGATATTTTTGGATGTAAAAGATGATAGTAAGGTTGACCGATTTACGTTGAAAGGTACGAGAGTTTTAGTTGCCAAATATCCAGATTATTACAAACTTTATCTTTATAAGACACATACACCAGATGAAATGAGTTGGCCGATTGGCGGAGTAACTATCTATAATGCGACGGATGATATTATGCAATCCTTTTATTATGAAAGTGTGGTCATTCATCCTGATGGTGGTTCTTATAAATTTCAAACATAATTGAAATAATCATATATTTATCTATATGAAGATTGTCGTAAATCGATCAAGAGGAATAAATTGTGGATATAAACTGTCTACCATAGCATGTGAATTGCTAAATGTTGATGAACCACATTCATATTATTGTTATGAAGACCGGACATTGCCAGAATTAATTCATGCGGTCGAATTCCTTCAGGAACGTGTCAATGGTGAAGGAGCGGATTTGAGAGTGTTAACAGTACCTGACGATCTTGAAACAATAGATGAAATGGGAAGAGTTGTTAGACATTGGCATCTATCGGAACGTGATGGATACGAAGTCATCAGAGAAAATCATCGAGTTTGGTAAAAAGATGTTGACATTTTTAAATTCTGAGATATGATGATGGTGTAAGTCGTAGTACAAACATTAACAAATAAAGAAGTTACACATATGGAAAAGAAGAAGTATGTAGTTGTACGTAGTGGTCTCCGGGTGTCTGATATGGAGTATGATACTCCTGCAGATGCGTCCGAGGAACTGATGCACTGGAAGTCAATCGTCAAACGCTGGCCTGATGGGTCAGTTGTCGAGGTGGTTGAAAAGGATGATAAGAAGCATCGTATCTGGTAAAAGTTATGGGACTACGTGAACAAATTAAGAACGCTGGATCTGTTGCGGAGATCAATGATTTGATCGCAAAGAGTAAGACCTTTGAGTACGCTTCAGATAGAACAAAGAATTCTTGGAAGTCTACTGCCAAGTTCCGAATCGTTGAGTTGAGCAATCCGATTCCGGCACAAACCGCTCCTGATCTTACTGTCAAGAAGACTAAGACCAAGAAGAAGTAAAAACCAAATAAAATACTACGATTTACAAACGCCATCTTACGATGGCGTTTTTTATTGGTTTTATTCGGTGCGTAAGGATATTTATTAGTGTTATATGGCAGGTAAAACAAAATATAAACCATTTGTGTTGCCCTCTGATTTCAAAGAATTGGAGTTGTATGTTCAGTCTAATAAAACGGACTTAACTGAACGTGTTATATCATCTATTGAGTTTGCGATTCAAAAAAATCTACCGATGGTAGAAGTATTTAATTTTAAAAATTCCGATTTTGTAATTACTATTTCCCGAGAAGCATTTCGAGATAATATTCAGAATGTTTACAATTTTTATCTTCAAGAAGAAAAATATGAATTGTGTGGCCGAAAAAAACATGTCGAAATGTTATTGGATATGCAGTTAAACCTAAAAAACTGAATGAAAAAGAATAAAAAACAACCCGGCGAAGACAAGAGTCCAATAGTCCCTCAAAAACATAAAATTAAGAATGAGATTGAAATATATCAACGAGAGTTAACAACCAAACAGAAACAATTTTTAGATATCGCATTAGACAAAAACACCAAATTGATGTTTGTAAGTGGTCCGGCCGGCACTTCAAAAACATATATGGCGATATTATCTTCGTTACTATTACTCAATCAAAAACGAGTTAGTGATCTTTTATATTTGAGAAGTGCCGTTGAAAGTTCTGATAGTAAACTTGGATTTTTGCCAGGTGAAGCTGATGAAAAGATGGCGCCATACATTCAACCACTTCTTGAAAAGTTGTCTGAGTTGACGAATAAAGCCAGTATTGATTCTCTTCAAAAAGAACAACGAATTGATAGTATCCCCATTGGATTTTTGAGAGGATTAAATTGGAATGCTAGATGTATTATCGCAGACGAATCTCAAAACATGACATACAAAGAACTGGTGACCCTTGTTACACGTGTTGGTGAATTTAGCAAAGTATTTATATTGGGCGATCCGGATCAAAGTGATATAAATGGAAAAAGTGGTTTTTTAAAAATGATGAATTCATTTGACGACCAAGAAAGTTGTGAAAATGGAATTTATACATTTAAGTTTGATGAAGATGATATTGTAAGAAGTGCTTTAGTTCGATTCATCATAAAAAAATTGAAAAGATCTACATAAAACTAGTATTTATATTAAAATATGCCAACTCCTACAATTATCGAACAACCATCCAGTCAAACAATTTTACTGGGCGATGGTGCTGTATTTAATGTTAACGTCTCAGATGAAGGTCCACTTAGTTATCAGTGGTTCAAAGATAATGTCGAAATCGTAGGCGCCACGGGTAATACTTATATTATTCAAACGACCACATTGAATGACGCTGGCAATTATAATGCAACTGTAACTAATGTTGACGGTACTACTACAAGTGATATTGCCACATTAACGGTTAATACACCAGTTCCACCATCCCCTGTCACCCCTACAATTACATCATTTGCTCCAACATCTGGACCATCTGGTCAATGGATATACATGTTTGGAACCCACTTTATTACAGGTGATACACAAATATATTTTAATACATCAAAATGTGATCCGGTTTATGTATATAACAATAATCAAATTGGATTTTCTATTCCAACCGATGTAAATACAAATGGAACTTTTACAGTTGTAACATCGGATGGCGAATTCACAAGTAGTATTGAGTATGTCTTTGCACCAGCAACGGTAACACCAACGGTTACTAATTTACGTGATCATCCAGATTCAAGTTCTAATTGGGTATATGTCGATGGTACACAATTTGTAAATGACCAAACTACATTAACATATGATGATAATAAGACCGTTAACGTTTTTGTTTATACTACAACGTCTGGGGGATTTTCTAAAATCAACGTGAACGATGTAATTACATCAGTTTTATTAACTACGCCATACGGGTCTGCTGAATTTACGAGCAGTGTTGCAATTTTATAACAAGTAAATAAAAATTGACTTACTCTCTTTTTCAGTATAGGATGTATTTCATGACAAAATCTTATACTGAAAAAGAGCTTTTTGCTAATTACGAAAAATTTCTAAAACAACTCGAAAAATTCTTCTCTGGTGAACGACTTCAAAAGTTGCAACACCTGTATAGTGAGAATGAGTACGGTTATCGTGCCATCATGGCACCTGCAAGCGCAAAGGAACATTTCCACAACGCTTATGTTGGTGGTTACCTTGACCACATCATGAATGTTTTGACTACTTCCTTTGGTGTCAAGAAGTTGTATGAAGCTCGTGGTGGTACTATCGACTTCACTGATGAAGAGTTGGCGTTTTCTGCCATCCATCATGATCTTGGAAAGTTGGGTGACAAGGAACAGGGCGAGTATTATCAGATTCAAGAGAGCGATTGGCATCGAAAGAATCGTGGTGAGATTTTTAAGTTCAACCCCAACCTACAATATATGGACGTGGTTGACCGTGCGTTGTTCATTCTACAACAATATCAAATTCCTTGTACTTGGAAGGAGACATTGGCAATCAAGTTGTCTGATGGTTTGTATCATGAGGCGAATTCATCGTATTTGAAGTCTTATAATCCAGAACATGAACTGAAGACAAATTTGCCGCGTCTACTTCACGTTGCTGACTATATATCATGTAGATGTGAGTATGATATGTGGAAGCTCGAAAACTAAGTTATGAACGATGAATCGATTTTTGTACAAATAGCCTCTTATAGAGATCCAGAATTGGTACCAACCATTGTGGATATGTTTGAAACTGCCAATAATCCGGAAAATTTAAATATCTGTATTTGTTGGCAACATGATGATATTGAAAATTTGAGTTTCTTAAATAGCTATCCAAATATCAATATCATTGATGTTCCTTATTATAAGAGTAAAGGGGCTTGTTGGGCACGAAATTTGATTCAACGTTATTATAACGGAGAAAGATACACGTTACAGTTAGATTCTCACCACCGATTTGTCCAAGGTTGGGACTCTTTGTTGAAAGAGATGTATGCGCAATGCGTTGATATGGGCAGTAAAAAGCCTATTATCACCGCATATGCGCCTGCATTTGATCCGTTTGAGTCCAAAGAAAGTTTTGAAACAGTTCCTTGGAAAATGGACTTCCATAAGTTTACAGATGAAGGCACTTTAATTTTTGTACCTAATTCTATTGAAGATCGTGATAAGTTATCACGACCTATTCCTGCAAGATTTTATTCTGCTCATTTTGCATTTGCAGATGGATCGTTTTGTGATGAAGTCCCACATGATCCAGATTATTATTTTTATGGTGAAGAAATAAGCATTGCCGTTCGTGCGTTCACCCATGGTTATGATTTGTATCATCCACATAAGGTAGTTTTATGGCACGAATATACACGGTCTGCGAGAATAAAACATTGGGATGACCATGATTTAACAAAACACTCGGTTGTAGATAAATCTTGGTGGGAACGTGACAATCAATCTCATAAGAGAAACAGAGTGTTGTTTCAGATGGAATCTGATGTGAATATAGTTATTCCTAAGAAATATCAAATGGGATCGGTGAGATCTATTGGGGATTATGAAAGGTATTCCGGTATTCATTTTTCAGATCAAACTGTTTCTGTACATACATTGTCTGGAAAAAATGCACCAACGCCATATAATCAAAACTATGTTTGTGGAAAAACTTCTAGTTATTCGGATTTGAAAACTATAACTAAGAATGTTGTTATTGATACATCATTATTATATCGGGACGATGTATATTCTTTGAAAGTTGAAATATATAATTCAAAACATCGATTAATAGTTTCTCAAACTTTAGAAAAAAATTTAATTGAAACGTTATTGAAACAACAATCGTCGTCAAGTTTTACTGTCAATTTTAGTGTAATTGTAGAAGATTCTTATTATTATAAATTGTATATTTTGAACGCATTTGATAGAACTATACATCAAGTACAAAATAATTTATGAAAAAGTTAAATGATGTAACTTTGGTTTGTGTATCGTCGGTACGACTTCAACAATCGTTGATGTCTATGCGATATTGTATGAATCAAGTGGAGTTTGAGGATGCGAAATTCATTACCCACGAATATTGCGTGTCTGATGAAGATGGAATTAAAGTCGAACACTGTCCTCATTTAACATCTATGGAGGCATATAGTCATTTTATGATTTATGATTTACATAGATATATTGATACCAAGTATTGTTTAATAGTTCAGACAGATGGTTTCATTGTTAACGCAGATGCTTGGGACGATAACTTTTATAATTACGATTATATTGGAGCACCATGGCCGGTTATTGAAGGTCACTTTTTAGATCCAAGTGGAGTAACCCGTCGTGTTGGAAACGGTGGATTTTCTTTTAGATCAAAGAGACTTTTGGAAGTTCCTACTAAAGAATATGTTCCGTTTGTAGCGACCACACATGGTGATTATTATAAACATCATAATAATGGCTATTGTGCAGAAGATCTTGTTATATGTGTTCATAACGCGTTATTGTATGAAAAACATGGATGTGTATTTGCACCATATGAAGTCGCGTGTAAATTCTCAAGAGAATGTACGGTAGATATGAACTTACAAAAACACACTTTTGGAGTACACGGTCCTATGAACATATGGATTCCAGAATTTGATTTTTCCAACAAAACTGAATATTTTATCTAGGTTTTCACTATATATTGTTTGGTAAGACAAAGTGTTTTACCCTCTTAAGTCCAAAAGATTAAGAGATAATAGGTCCAAAAGGACTATTAACGAAAGGAAATATAATATGAGTAATCTAAGTAAGGTTAATAAGAACGCACTTCGTGCATTTCATCGTGATGAGTTTTTAACTCCGTTTGATAAAATCTTTGATGAATTCTTCGCTGCTAACGTCCCTAACTTCACACAAGATTTTGGTGTGGACTTTTTTGAAAAGGGATCGTATCCAAAGGTAAATGTTATTGATTTTTCAGATCGAGTAGTAATTGAAGCTGAAATTCCCGGTTTGGATAAATCGGATGTTAATGTGGAACTTGAATCTAACGTATTGACTATTGTTGGCAATAAGTTAACTGTTCCAGATAAGGACGTGGGTGAAACTGGAACATACATACGTCGTGAATTGAAACGATCAAGTTTCCGTCGTAGTTTTACTCTCGGTGACAACATTTCAAAAGACAAGGTTGAAGCCGAGTTTAATAACGGTATACTAACTATTAGTCTACCAAAAGTTAAACCGGTTAAACAAGATGTGAAAAAGATCACTGTAAAGTGAGTAAGTAAATAAGTTATGTGACCCCCATCCTAATAGGTGGGGGTTTTTTACTTTGTTTGATATTTATATACTATGAACAGAAACATACTGAACTTTAATCTGTTACTTGGCTTTTCAGCACTATTCATTGCTGGATGTGCCGCGTTTTTCTCCATTTGGGGTATCGGATTATTGTTTTCCGGTGCGTCTATTGCCGCTATGGTGATGGCTTCTTCGCTTGAATTGGGTAAATTGGTTGCAACATCATTCTTATATAGATTTTGGAAAAAGTCCCAATGGATGTTAAAATCTTATTTATGCGGTGCGGTATTCATTCTTATGTTGATTACGTCATTGGGTATATTTGGATATCTTACCAGTGCATATCAACAGTCTTCTATCAAATACACTATGATGATGGATAGTATCAAATTGTTAGAAGATCAAAAGAAACAAGAACAATCAAAAATCAATGAAGTTAAATTACGTATTGATTCGTTATCAGCATTGAGAAAAACACAGGAGTCCAGATTAAGTGAAATCAATACAAATGCGTTATTGGCACGTAATCCAATCCAGTTTCGTCAGGTACAAGATCAAACCATGGAGTTGATTGATCAAACGGATAAAAACATTAAAACAGAGAATGATAAGTCATCTGGGTATTCTGCCACAATAGATGCAATTGACAAAAAGATTGCAGATCTTAAGTTGAACACTGCATCTAATAAAGATATTCAGACTTTCAAGTTTGTTGCGGACGAGCTGAATATGAACTTGAATACAGTCGTCAAATGGTTTATTCTAGTATTGATTTTTGTATTCGATCCACTAGCGGTTGCGTTGATATTGGCATACAACATGGCAATTAGTAAAGAATACGCTATTTATACTCCGGACGATAAGAAACAGACACCAAAACCAATTGAAGAGCCACCCAAAAAGATTGTAACCACACCCGTTGTTGAACAGTCTATTACACCAATCGAACCAGTAAATACACAAGAGGCAACTCAAATCGTTGAAAAATACGATACAAATAACGACGGTAAAATCGACGAAACTGAAGTACAAAATATAACTAAAGAAGAACTCAAAAAGATGGATAATCAGGGCGATGACTTCTTTAAGAGATATTTCGTACAGAGATAAATCAATTTTTTTTGACGTTTACATTCATTAATACTATTTAATTTTGTCTGTATAAACGTACAGACTTAAAAATAATTTTGTTAACAGTATATGAGTCAAGAAGAAACCTGCGAAATCGTTCAAATTCTAAAAGAAGCCAAAACTACAAAAGATTGGGATTTGGTTGATGAAGCGTTGATCTATTTAACAAACTATTGTACTGAAGAAGAAGACGAGGATGAGGAAGACCCCGAGTGGGTGGACTTCGACCCTAAAAAGGAAAAGGCTGCGTTCTTCGGCAGGGAGATTCCAGACGAAGCCACCTTGAGGAAGCAGTTCGAAGTCAAGAAGGAGCGGTTTGGAGGGCTTAACAAGCGCAAAAATAAGAACCCTGACATCGAAGACAAAATGGACGAGATGTTCTTCAAGAAGCTCGCTGAGGATGAACGACTGCGTCTGGAGGCTGAGAAGTTATCTGGTCAGTTTGAAAACGAGACTGGAGGTTACTCAGACATTGACATCATCTACGCCAAAAAACAGCAAGAGATCAAGCCTAAGGACGAGCTCGATGATGATGAGATGGATC